ACATGAGGGCAATGCAGCCATGGGATTGTCAATCCGCGCCGATGCAGCTCAGAGGGGTGTCAGCCACACGGCGGTGCGCAAGGCAATCACCCTGGGCCGTCTGACGCTGGAGCCTGATGGCACGATTGATCCCGTCCGGGCAAACCGGGACTGGGTCCAGAATGCCGATCCGTCCAAGGCGCGCGAGGTCCAGAAGCTCCGCCCTGTGCCTGATGCCGCTGTCGGCGCAGTGCGCGAGACGTTGTCAGAAGCCGGGGCACCGCTTGTCGGCGGCATGAACTACCTCCATGCCAGAACAGCCGAGAAGGTTCTGAATGTGCAGCTGCTCCGCGAAAGACTTCGGCGCGAAAAGGGCGAGGTGGTCGAACGGGATTATGCAATCGAACAGGGCTTCGCGTTTGCACGCCGGATCCGAGACGCCTGGACAGGCTGGCCGGCGCGGGTTGCGGCTGTGATGGCAGTGGATCTTGGGGTGGACGTCCACAAGCTCGAGGCGCTGCTGAACACCCATGTGCGCGATCAGCTCAAGGCCTCAGCGGGAGATGAACTCAATCTCCACGGCACATGATTACGAAGGCAACCACGCATTTCTGAGGAGCCTCACAGACGGCCTGACGCCCGACCCACCCATGACAGTGGCGGAATGGGCCGATACCTACCGGATTCTTTCAGGCCGTGCGGCGGCGGAGGCCGGCCGGTACCGGACATCTCGCACACCTTACATGCGCGAGATCATGGAGAATCTCTCGCCTTCGAGCCCGGTCGAGCGGGTGGTGTTCATGAAGGCGGCTCAGACCGGGGCCACGGAGGCTGGAAACAACTTTATCGGCTTTGTCATTCATCAGGCCCCGGGGCCGATCCTGGCGGTCCAGCCGACGGTGGAGCTGGCCAAGCGCAATTCTCAGCAGCGGATCGATCCCCTGATCGAGGAAAGCGCCGAACTTCGGAAGATCGTCGCGCCTGCGAGATCTCGCGACAGCGGCAACACGGTGCTGGCGAAGCGGTTCCCGGGGGGCCAATTGATTCTGACTGGCGCCAACAGTGCCACGGGACTCCGATCCATGCCGGCGCGTTATGTATTTCTGGACGAGGTCGATGCCTATCCTGGCGATGTCGATGGCGAGGGTGACCCCATCGCCCTGGCCGAAGCGAGAACGGCGACCTTTGGTCATCGGAAGAAGCTGTTTCTCGTCTCGACGCCGACCATCAAGGGATTGTCGCGGATCGAGCGGGAATATGAAGTCTCCGACCAGCGGCGGTTCTATGTGCCCTGCCCCCACTGTGGAGAGATGCAGTGGTTGCAGTTCGAACGGCTGCGCTGGGACAAGGGGAAGCCCGAGACAGCACTTTATATTTGCGATGCCTGCGACCAGCCCATCAGCGAGGCAGCCAAGACCGAGATGCTCGCCAAGGGCGAATGGCGCCCGACAGCCGAGGGAGCCAATCCCCGCACGAGAGGGTATCACCTGTCGGCACTCTATTCCCCGGTCGGTTGGACCAGCTGGTCCGACATCGCCCGGAGCTGGGAAGAAGCCCAACACAATGATGCCGCCTTGAAGACGGCCAAGAACGTGCTGCTGGGCGAGACCTGGATGGAATCCGGCGAGGCCCCAGACTGGCAGAGACTTTATGACCGCCGCGAGGGCTGGAAGGCCGGCATCGTGCCGGCAAATGGATTGTTTCTTACCGCCGGTGCCGACGTACAGAAAGACCGCATCGAGATCGACGTCTGGGCCTGGGGGCGAGGTCTCGAAAGCTGGCTCGTTGACCACGTCGTGATCGAAGGTGGACCGGGTGATCCGGCCTGTTGGCAGCGGCTGACCGGTCTCCTCGGGCGGTCATGGACCCATGCCAGCGGCCAACACATGACCATCGTGCGGCTCGCCATCGACACAGGCTTCGAGACCAGTGCCGTCTATGCCTGGTCGCGGGCTGTGGGCTTTGCGCAGGTGGCGCCGGTAAAGGGCGTCGAGGGCTTCAACCGCGCAAGCCCGGTGACGGGTCCAACCTATGTGGATGCGACCATCGCCGGCAAGCGGCTCAGGCGCGGCGCCAGGTTGTGGACGGTCGCCACCTCGACGTTCAAGGCCGAGACCTATCGCTATCTGCGGCAGGATCGGCCGACCCGCGAAGAATTGGAAGCAGGTGCAGCGTTCCCCCCGGGAACGATCCATCTGCCGGACTGGGCTGACGGCGAATGGCTGAAACAGCTGACCGCCGAGCAACTGGTGACGGTTCGCACGAAACGCGGCTTCCAGCGTCTTGAGTGGCAGAAGCTTCGCGAGCGCAATGAGGCGCTCGACACACGTGTCTATGCCCGTGCTGCCGCCTGGATAGCCGGTGCCGATCGATGGTCAGAGGCGCGCTGGCAGGAGCTGGAGCGGCAATTGGTCGTCGACATTGAGGGTCTCGCCAGCCCAGCAGCGGTCAAATCCAATGCCCGGCCGTCGGCGCAGCGTCGGACGGTCAGGTCGAGTTACATGGGGTGACCGTGATGGCGACATTGACCGATCTCCGCGCCAGGCGCGACGCACTGGCGGTGCAGCGGTCGTCGGGCGTGGCCCGGGTCAGCTACGAAGGACGGAGTGTCGAGTATCGGAGTGTGGCCGAAATCGACCGCGCCATCGAGGCGCTTGACCGCGAGATCGTGGCCGCTGAGGGACGGCAGATTATCCGGCAGTTGCGTGTGACAACCGCCAAGGGGCTCTGACGCCATGGGCCTGCTCGAATTGTTCCGCCGCCCAAAGCAAGGTGGCCCGGCCGCCATGCGTGCGCGCCTCGAAGGTGCGATGGCACGGCGGCGGCTGCGGGGCTGGAACCCGCCGCTCGAGAACATCAACGAGTTGGTTGCCTCGGGCGGTCCCCGGCTTCTGGCACGAGCTCGTGAACTGGTCGTCACCAATGGCTATGCAGCGAACGCCTGCGAGGCCTTCGCGGCGAATCTCGTGGGCGATGGGATCAAACCGTCGTCGCTGATCGAGGATGTGGGGCTCCGGGATCGTATCCAGCGGCTCTGGCTTGCCTGGACGGACGAGGCGGATGCCGATGGCTTGACCGACTTCTACGGGCTTCAGGCCATGGTCGCGCGTGAGATGTTTGTTGCGGGTGAATGCTTCGTGCGCCTTCGTCCACGACGGGCGGATGACGGGCTGATGGTGCCGTTGCAGTTGCAGCTTCTGCAATCGGAAATGCTGCCCTTCGAAAAGCTGGAGACGGCGGCCAACGGCAATCGCATTCGCTGCGGGATCGAGTTCGATCGGCTAGGTCGGCGCGTCGCCTACCACTTTCGCCGCCGCCATCCGGGCGACAGCACGGACCATGGCGCGGTGATCCCCGAGACGGTGCGCGTTGCAGCCGCTGACGTGCTGCACATCTACCGGCCGATCGACGCAGGCCAGATCCGGGGGCTGCCGCATGTTGCACCCGCCATGGTGCGGCTGTTTCTGCTCGACCAGTACGACGATGCGGAACTCGACCGCAAGAAGACCGCGGCGATGTTCGCAGGGTTCATCACCAAGACCGCGCCGGAGGAGCCCATGATGGGCGAGACGCCGGCCGACCCCGAGGGCACGGCGATCGCAAGCCTCGAGCCTGGCACCATGCAGGTGCTCTTGCCGGGGGAGGATGTGAAGTTCTCAAGTCCTGCCGACGTGGGTGGGGGCTACGAGGCCTTCCAGTACCGTACACTGCTTGCCGTCTCGGCCTCACTGGGGCTCCCCTATCACCTGGTGACGGGGGACGTGCGGCAGGCAAACTATTCGAGCCTCCGTGCGGAGCTGGTGGAGTTCCGCCGCCGCATGCAGCAGCTCCAGTACGGGGTGATGGCGCATCAGCTTTGCCGCCCCATCTGGTCGCGCTGGCTGGAAACGGCGGTGCTGGCGGGAGCGCTTGATCTTGGAGATCCCGTACTTGCACGCGCAGTGCAATGGATTCCACCGCGCTGGGACTGGGTCGACCCGTTGAAGGACATCCAGGCACAGGTGCTGGCGATGGAGGCAGGCATCACCTCCAGGCGGAAGGTGGTCGAGGCCACGGGCTACGATATCGAGGAAGTGGACCGCGAGAACGCCACGGACATGATGCGCGCCGCCGATCTGGGCCTCGGCTACCGCACGAGCCCCGGCGCGACACAAGGCGCCCGGGCAACACCGCCTGCACGACCGGATGCCGAGACAAGCTCGGATGGCGA